AGCGCGTAGTGCCGCAGTCCTGGCTGCACAGTTGCGTGCAGGGTCGAAAGCCACAGACGAAGAAAAGCAGAAGATCGGCGAGCTGACCGGTCGGCTGTACGACATGAAGACTGGTGTTGAAAATGGAGCAAAAGGTACTGGCAGCTGGAAGAGCAGCATGCAACAGGCCGGTTACCAGGTTCAGGACTTTATCGTACAGGTGCAGGGCGGGCAGTCGGCGCTGGTAGCCTTCGCACAGCAGGGTTCGCAGCTTGCCGGGGCCTTCGGCCCGGGCGGCGCGGTAGTTGGCGCGGTGATCGCGTTGAGCTCCGTCATCGCTGGCGTGCTGATTACATCGCTTAATGGTGGAAAGAACGCCATGGACGCGCTGAAAGATGCAGCCGAAGCGATGGATAAGGTGATCACTATTTCCCAAAATGGCGTGGCCGCTCTGTCTGATAAGTACGCGAACCTGGCAAGAACAAACGCCGAGGCAGCAACCATCCTGAGAAATCAGGCAATGATTGAGTACAACGCTGCCATAGCGAAGATCCCTAAATCCATCAACGATGCTTCCAGTTCTATCGTTGGATTCACCGACAAGTTGAAGACTTCTTTCGTTGGTGGTATTGCCTCCATCGATGAATTCAACAAAAACCTTTCTACAGTCGGGGCAACAGCTGACAACTACTCGGCAGCCATGGAACAAGCAAGGGACGCCGGGGCAAAGTTCACCGTTAACGCCAACGCGATCCAGAACACAGTAACCACGCTTGCGGATAAATTTGGCGTGTCTGAGCAGCGCGCATTCGAGCTAAGCAAGCAACTCTCTGACGTGGCGAACAATCCAACGCCTGAAGCACTACAAAGGCTCGTTCTTGAACTTCAGAGCACAGAGAGTTCGACAAAGTCAGGTGCTGATGCAATAAGGACGTTCCTTGGCCCGCTGACGGAACTCGTTCGAGTAGCTGGCGAGGCCCAGATCAATCTCTCCGGAATGAAAAAAGAGGTCGACAATCTTACCTCAGGGCAGAAGAACCTTATAAAGCAGTCAGAACGCAATCTGGCACTGTCTAAGCTCCAGGGCGAGGCCCGCGCGCGGTTGCAGGCGCAATACGCTGCCGAAGATGCAGGATTTGCTAAGGATGATCCACACTCCAAGCAGATGCAGGACGATGCTGCTGCCACGTTCAAAAACACGCAGGCGCAGAAAACACTTCAGTCAGAGCAAAAGAAAGGCGCCTCCCAAGCTGATTCTATTGCTCAAAAACTTGCTAACCTCAAACAGCAGTCAGAGCTCGCTGCCGACTCAACCAATAATCTGAGTCGCGAGCAGGCGATCCTGAATGCGCAGCAGTCTCTTGGAAAAGGAGCCACTAAAGAACAGATCGCGCTGGCTGGGCAGTACGCGGCGGCAAAATGGGATACGGTCAACGCACTCAAAGCACAAGCCGCAGCCGAGAAACTCCTGCCAGAAGCGCGCGAAAACGCAAGCTATAAGCAGGATGTTCAGGATCTGAATACCGCTCTGGCTGCTAAGAAAATCAGTCAGGAGCAGTTCAATCAGACATCTGAGAGACTGGAGGCAACACACCAGGCAAACCTCGCAAAAATCCGCGCGCAGCAGGCGGTGACGCCACAGCAAGAGGCAGTTGCACAGGTTGATCCAGTGCAGCAATTAGCTAATCAGCACGCACAGCAACTGGCCCTTATCCAACAGTTCGAGCAGCAGGGATTATTAGCTCACCAGAATGCATTAGCCCTTAAAAATGCTGCCGATACGCAGTATGAGCAGCAAAGAACCGCTGCACAATGGGAGCTTCTTAGCCAGCAGAGCCTGGGGTACAGCATGCTGACAAGTGCAGTAGATGCGTTTTCAGGTAATGCATCCAATGCGTTAACCGGCCTGATCACCGGAACGATGTCAGCGCAGGATGCTATGCGTTCGCTCGGGAATACGATGCTGAACAGCGTGGTCAATGCGCTAGTCCAGGTTGGAGTTGAGGCCCTCAAAAACTTCATTATAGGGCAGACATTGGGCGCAGCGGCTACTGCTGCTGGAGCATCTCAGGCTGCAATCTTGGCTACAGCTTGGGCTCCTGCCGCCGCCATGGCGAGCCTCGCTTCATTTGGGGCCAACTCAGTTCCTGCCATGACAGGAATTGCTTCAACGGTAGGCCTGGCACAGGGCCTTGCTTTAACCGGTATGCGTTACAATGGCGGCCCGGTGAATGCAGGAGGTCTTTATCAGGTCGGTGAGCGAGGGAAACCTGAGATTTACCAGGCCAGTACCGGTAAGCAGTACATAATACCGGGCGACAACGGCAGGGTGATCAGCAATAAGGATATGCAGGGTGGGGGAGGCATCAACGTTGTCTTAAATGTTCAGAACTATAACGGTTCATTAATAGATGCGCAGGCCAGTTCTGACGGCAATGGCGGCGTGACTGTGGATTTAATCGTCGCTGACCTGAACAACGGCGGGCCAATCAGTAACGCCATAACCAGCAACATGAACGTTAAACGCACGCCAAGAGGGCAGGGCTGATGCCAATTATCGACTATCCCGACTGGCTGCCGCTGGCGCAGAAGGCCAGCAAAAACATGACGCTCGATACCGGGTTCCAGACCGATCAGCCAGCGGTCGGCCCGGCTATATTCCAGAACCTTACCGACGACCTGAAAGTGACCTGGTCTCTGACGTGGATCTTCACCCTGGCTGAGGAGCGAGCTTTCCAGCAGTGGCTGCGCAGCCCAAACTATCTCAACCGGGGACTGAACTGGTTCCGGATGAATATCAACCTGGGCGGCAGCGGCCTCCAGCAGCAGGAGCTTCACTTCACGCAGATGCCGGTGCAAACCAGTATCGACGGCGGGGTGGTAACCTGGACGGGAACCGTAATTGCCAACCATCTGTATAACGCCGATGACGAGTTTGATGACATCATTGTTGAACTGCCGCCGCCGTGGGATTCGTGGCTGGATATCGTTGTCACGGGTTATCCGGACGGGCGCGATCCGGAATCACTACCGAGGGTGCCGTAATGCCGAGCTTCAGGGAGTATAAGCAGCAACGCCCGACGCGCGGACTGTACGACACAATCACGTTCTACCATCCATCCTTTGGTTACGTTCGCCTGGTCGATAAGCAGTTCTTCCCGAAGACGCTCGGCGGCCAGATGTTCATGCCAGCGCGTTTTGAAATCGAAGAGAGCCAGCAGAGCGGAACTCCGGTGATCGACGCGACCGTGAAGTTAGGGCGTCTGTCGTCGGACATCAAAGCGCTAATGAAACAGTGGAAGGGCGCTGCCCGGCTGACGGCCATCACGGCCACCCGGCAGATCTTCGACAGCGGCGATGTGTCGGTGCCGATTAAATCCTGGCAGCTTTATGTCAAGACGGTGGATATCGATGCCGACGCCGCATCGGTCACTCTGTCTGTGACCAACCCGCTCAATAATAATATTGGAAAATTATACGATCCCCGCGAATACACTGGACTCCAGTACCTATAAGGCATGCTCATGACTAAAGATGAATTTATTCGGCTGGTCATTGGTGTGCCGTGGGCTAACCGGGCCTGCTCGTTTGAGAAAGTCGACTGCTGGGGATTGTGCGTGTTGTTTTACAGGCATGTGCTCGGCATTGAGCTGCATCAGACGCCGGATTACGAAGCCGGGGCCGACTTCTTCACCTGCTATGAGGGTGACGTCGTTTTCTGGCGCCAGGTCGATAAACCTGTCGATGGCGGGATATTTGTCGGGTACCGCGGCTCGCAACCGGCGCACGTTGGGCTGGTGGTTAACAGGCAGGCGCTGCATTCACGCGGCGAGAACGGAAGCGTACGCATGGACTCGTTGCTGGTCATTCAGCGGGCATTCACCAAAGTGGAGTTTTTTGAATATGGCGCTGGTTGAGATATCGAATTTTCCAGGAACGCCTAAGCTGCGTTGCAGGGTGCCAAACGGCACCCTTTTTTATGACTGGCTGGTGGCCAATGACGCTACTTTCCACCGTGACCTGCTGATTGCCCGCAACGGCGTAAAGCTGGGTGACAATGATGAGCTGGCGTTTGAGCTAAGCGAGCTGGACCACATCCAGATATTCGACCAGCCAAAGGGCATTGTCGACGACATCCTGAGCCCGATCTTTAAAGTGGTGGGCCAGGTGTTTTCGTTCCTGGCGCCGAAGCCGGCAATCGCGAACAACGGCGGTAATACCGTCGACTCACCGAACAATAGCCTGACCGGTCAGACAAACACCGCGCGCGTTTACAAGGCCAAGCCGGATATTTACGGGCAGATTCGTTCGTTCCCGGATCTGATTCAGGAGTCGGTATTCGAATATGTACACCAGACTTCCACAGACGGCGGCCTGAAGTACGTTACAGAGTGGATGTGCATCGGGATCGGCAAATATGATTACGAGTCCGTGCGCTACTCAGAATCAAGCCTCGGTTCACTGGCCGGTGCCGAATTCCAGTTCTTCCAGCCTGGCGAAGTTATCCCGCAGATCGTTGAGGGGTACGGGTTCGATGACGTTGACGGTCAGGAGGTCCCAGGGCAGAACGAAGCCAGCGACTTCCCGATCGAAACAGCAACGGCAAACACAGTGGTCAGCGGAACGTATTCCGGCGGACAGATAGCGATGAAAATCGTCAAGCAGGCTGAGTTTGACTATTTCATGGGCCTGGTTCTGCCGCATGCGGTTACCTTCACCATCAACGTGACGTATAGCACGGCCTCCGGCAACGTGACTACCGATGCGACATTCTCCGGCACGCTGATCTCCGCCGTTGAAACAAACGATGGCGCGGTGGTGAATCCGGTGCGCTGGTACACGTTCACGATGAACCAGTTGGAGGGGCCGCAGGACATCCCGGCGAATGCCACGATCAACACCACGAAATTCATCCTCAACGATAACGAGGCCCTGGTGGTTGGCCCGTTCTTCTCCCCTGTCGAGTCAACTCAGCTGTGGCTGCATACCCAGTCCAGTCTGGGCGGCAAGAAGGAAACGAACTGGAAGGTGGTCATCTGGAAAATCGACGACGACTACAACCAGGTCCCGGGAACGCAGCAGACGTTTACGTACCGGCAGACGACGCCGCACCAGTCGACGAGTGAGGTATTTTATCGCACTGACAAGATCACACCGACGGGCGGCTTCGGGAAGTACGCGGTCAGCTTCCAGCGCACGGACAATTCCGGTGACGCGTCACTTCTGAAGGTCGAAGAGATCCACAGCATCAACATCAGGACAAACGTCGTTCACCCGACCGACACGCTGGTGCGGGTGAAGGTGAGGGCGACAGAGAACGCCCTGGGCAGCCGGGAGCGCAAATACAACGCGCTGGTGACCCGCCACACCATCACGTACAACCTGGACACGCAGACGGTGGATTACACGCTGCGTCCGTCTCGCTCGTTCGCTGATGCGGTGGCGCACACCTGGCTGATTATGGGTGAACAGCCGCTCAGCAGCATCGACCTCTACGGGCTGTACTCGATCGCCGAAAGCCTGCCTGATGAGCGACTGGGCTACTTCGACTACACGT